ATTAGTCACGGGTGAGAAAGCTTTTATAGCCAACCAAATTACGGACATTTCAGTGTCATTGATAGGGTCATAATATGGCCGTAACAACTCAAGCACAAGAACTCGAAAGGCTAAGAAAGTACCTAAATCCTTATATCAAAGGACCGAACACTACGGCTGTCTTAAATGCCCTAGCTACTTCTTCTGTATATCTTGTCAATCAAATTCAAGCGGTTAATGATAGCCTCTATGTTGTAACGGCTCAAGGCAATTACCTAGACCTCAAGTTAGCCGATTATGGCATTACTCGTGATCCTACGATTGGTCTGTCCGATGAAGTATTTCGTACCATCGGAATTCAAGTTAAGAATCGCAAGCAAGTCAGGGACCTTATCAACAATATCCTAGACGCCGTCTTCGGAGATGTATTCGTTAAGGCCACAGATAATGCCCAAAATCTAGAGCCATATGCTTTGCAAGATGGTGATACGCTCATTGTGAATTTTGATGGAGCCAATACTAGCACGATCACATTTCATACTAGCCAGTTTTCATCAATTGCCGCAGCTACTGCACAAGAAGTAGCTAATGCGATTTCTGTAGGACTCAGTAATTTGGGTGTTTCGGGAAGCGCTATTACGAATAATGATGGCAATGGAAATTATGTCCAACTTATTTCATCTACCATTGGCGCCTCATCATCCGTAACGGTCTTAGGGGGAAGAGCCCAAAACGTACTATTTTTCCCAGCATCAGTACCAGCAGGCGGCAACTTCAGCACTCAATGGACCATTTCTCTTCAATCAGATGGAGATCTCAGGTATACTTGGACTGGTGGGGCAGATCCAGGACTAGGCGTCGTCGAACCAATGCAGTACGTAAATATCTTTGGTGGCGGATTTGCATCTTCTGATAATGAAGGATCATTCACAATTGTATCGGCTCAGGGTGGAGCAGTAGGAATTGCTTATTTTCAGATTAGTAACCCTACGGGAAGTCCTGGAATCGTAGTTCAAGGTACAGATACGGCTATTTCATTTTTTACTCCAACTAGGGAAACTATACTTACTAAGCAATATTATGCTGCTGTTTATTCTACCGAAAAGAATATCCTACAGATTTTTATGCCGGCTACAACCCAAGTAATCAAGCGTGAACGTATTGGATCAGCTCATCTTCATGGTGCAACGGAAAGTCCAGTTGTTCAGATCATATTTCCTGCCGGTCAAGTTCCCGCATTTCCTCCACCTCCATTTACGGAAGCTTTTTATCCAGTCGCTACGGGTCCTGGCGAATACTTCTTAATTGATGATCTCGGTAGTGCGTACCTCTATTACGTTTGGCTTAATGTCAATGGAGGAAATACCGATCCAGCTCCTGCTGGCTTCACGGGCATCGAAGTAAACATTCTATCGACAGACAGTGCCGCTGAAGTTGCGACTAAGGGATTGGCAGCGATAAGCGCCGTTCTTCCTACGCTCACATATACCATTGTAGACAATGTCGTGAGTATGACTCTTGAGGTTGCCAGTACGGTGGCCGATGCCGGCCCATCAACTCCAAACACGTTAGGCCCATATATTTTTGATACGAGTCAGGGCTTCGTTGTTGGCGGTGCTAGCACAACTCTTACGGAAGATGTTAATGGAGAGACCAGTAGGGTAATCACAGTTGCTAGCTCTGTAGGATTTCCGGATGCCTCCGGATTCATTGTCCTTGGATATGGAACTGAATTTCAAGAAGTGGTGCCCTATATAGCGGCACCAAGTCCAGGAACGCTACTTGTTTCTCCGGCCTACTTTATCCAACAGGATCATCCAAGTGGATCATCTGTCTTGTTGGTCACACAAAAGAGTCCTATCGTTCTTCCTAGTGACGGCTCATTTTATCAGCCGTATTTAACAGATACCGCTTCTGGTAGAGTATATGCGCAAAACCTCATAAACACAATCGTAGCTGCCGGAGTTACTGTAATTTTTACGATTTTGTACCCCAATCCAATCGGCTTGGGAGGTTGGGAAAGTATTATTCCTAGCGCTAATGAAGTTTCGGTCGTATATGGACCTTAAGGAAATAATATGGCGAATTCTTTAATTGTAACTGGGGCGTTGATACGGGTCTATTTGAATAATAAGGTTTATTCGGTAGCACAAAGCGTAAGCTTAGAATATGACGCCGGGGAATATGAAATCAGGGGGATCAATAGCCCCTATGCCCAGGAGATAGCCGGTGGCGGTGCCATTAGCGCTAAGGGATCAATAAAGGGAATACGTGTAAAAAATAGTGGAGGCATTCAGGGATCGAATGGCCGCCCTCTATTTAGCGACGTTGCGGCATCCTCATATATTAGCATAAGAATAGAAGACAGATCTACCGGAGAGACAATATGGTCTGCTCCCAAATCAAAAATAACTAGAGTTAGCGAAACTACACAGATTAAGGGGGTATATTTTCTGAGCATAGATTTTGTAGCGCAGATTCTTTATTGGCCGCTTGATCTAAGTTAGGACAAAATACTTCAATTTTATTGTTTTGATAGTTTATTATTTTTTGAATCTTTTCCATAAATTGTTTGTATGTCGAATCTTGTTTCATGACGTTGCATTCCCCACAACAAGATAGGGAATTTTCTATTTTATAGAACTTTTCATTATTTTTACGATCCACGCCATTGAGCTTTATGGTAGCACCCGTACTATTATTGGTTTTGATATCAAAATTTCCACAGTAGTAACAGGGATTAGATCCTATGGCAAAATACTCTTCTTTAGACAAAAAATTGACAATATTTCTATATTTTGCACTAAATACATGGCTACGATAAGATCTTTTTACGATAGATTCGTATTGGCCATCTTTTCTAATACAGCCACACGACTTGGTTCGCCCGCTTACTAGAGACCCAAAATCCGTTTTTACGACATTACCGCAATTACATTGACAGTTCCAACGAGAAGTTCTTTTAGTAGAACGCATATCTGAAAAATCAATTACGGTTAATTTACCAAATATTTTCCCCGTTAGGTCCTCAAAATAGGGACTACATTTACGATCGCCACAATTAGGATATTGCCCCCTTTTCAAGAGGGGAACGCTCTTTTTCACAACATTTCCACAATCGCACCTACACATCCAAACCATGTGCCCCTGCTGACGTTCGTTTGTTGGTCTTATTGCCGTTAACTTCCAAAATTTTTTGTTGGAGAGATCTAAGAAAATGGATTCGCATAAATATTTACCACAACTCTTACTAAATCCTCCACGAAGAGAACTTGCGGAAACATTTTTTATTTTTCCACACTCGCACTTGCATGCCCATATGGGTTTTCCACGGGAATCGTTTTTGCGTCTTTTAATAACCATCCACTTTCCAAATTTTTGGCCCATTAGATTAAGAAATGCGCCCATCAACTCCCCAACACCCAAACTTCTTCTCCATCGACCATATCAACTTGCTCCACGAAACCACGCCAAAGAGTTCCTTTTGGTGCCCTTTTAAGCTCTCTTGCCAATAAGTTCTCTCTAACGGATTCACATTCTAGGGGCTGAAAGCTATCTTCATCGCGTTGCTCTTCCCTATCTTCATAGGGAATCCATTTAGGCAACTCCACGCTCGTAGTAAACTTGTGATCCCAACACTTGTTTTCTTTAAATATCGGAATAGAAAACCTTATTTTTGTTTTCATATTTTTAATCTCCCAAGCTCCCACTTGGCTCCCACACCATAGAAACATATTTTCCTTCTCTAACCTTTTTAAAATCGTATTCCGTCCTGACAGTTTTGGCACACTGCTTATGAAGTGTTGTAGGGTAGGAATCGATCTCTAGCAATTCACGATGGTTCCCATAAAGCTTATTACCGCAGAGCCAGCAAAATCTTACGTCGTTCACTTCTTACCCCAATCCATATTTTGCTCTACGATCCATTTATGCGAAGTATAGGCTTCTGGGATACTCTCGAATTCTATTTCTACAATACCGCATTGTTCCCAGCATTTGCCATCAGCTTTTAGCTCTTCCACAGAATCATAGATCCCGATCTCATCAGTTTCCCCCAGTTCATGCTGGAAGGTCACTCCGCATAAGTATTTAGTCATTGTTCCTGGCCATTTCTCCACAGTTTAATTTGTTTTGTAATTTTGGTGGTAGTTTCTTTCTTACCAAATAGATATAATGTAGGTTGCGAGGACATCCTAAAACAATGTCGCTTTCTCGGTAAGATCCCGCATTATAGCTAGCCACGAGCTTAACCCAATCGTTGCCATACCGTTTTTGCTCGTACTTCAAATAAAGGGCCGCATACTTAGCATTTACCCATGGATTCATTAAATCCTTGGCCTTACCCTTAAATCCCATTTGGCGGGCAGAATTTTCTTTGAGTTGGCATGAACCAAAACTTGGACTTCCCTTATCGTTGTGAGCATAATTCATGGTGAAATTATTACTCTCATGGGAACAAATAGCCAAAAGAAGAGTTCCCGATACCTTTGCAACCTTGGCCGCATTTAAAATGATAGTAGTTACATCCATTCCTTAACAATATCCCATTAGATGTTGAATGTCAATCTTATATCTATGAGTGATATAAGACTTGATTTTAAAGACTATTTTGACCTCAACGGGTTTCCAGCCCCAAGCCCCTTAACTCCCGGAACCATAAATGGCTCTGACAATGGACCTATGTTCCTCGCAGAGTACATGGTCATGCTTAAAAAGTCTAACCTATTAACCGATCAAGATAAACAAGATTTCGCTAGCCGAATAACCGCCTGTATTGGCTCAAACATGCTGAATCGTGTTCCAGTAGGACAGAATGATGGGCTTGAAGGACCGGATGACTATCTTGGCATCCTTAATGCATGTAGGGAACTTGGAAATACTACCATTCCAAGAACCTTACTTTGGGGGATGATTCGGTATCTAGGCTTCATGAATAATCCCGCTCCTGGAACTTTTACCGAAGCCAGCTTTCTAGCAAGACAGCCCCAAATCATAGCGGCCATGGTAAATGCAGCATTTCCATCTATGTGGAATCCATTGCATTACTTAATTAGGCATTGGGCATTTTTCTTCTATTTTTGCGCAGCTGTATCAATTTATGTTAGCTGCATCAATGATCCAACCTCTGATACGGATGGACGCAGACTATCTTGGCATTTGCAGAACAATATGAAAAAGAACTCTTTAATGTGCTGGATTGCCAGTCATTTTTGGATGAAACGATTGGCTAAGGACTATCCAGGAATGCTAATGAATGGGGTTGCGAGCCTATATTATCACCCGCAGCCCGATAATCCATATGCCAAATACTGGATTACCTAAAGCCTTTCAACTCGAAATACACACGCGTCAATATCGGCTTGATCTTGTGGGGAACGAAGCTCCCTAGGATTGCCCACCCAAACATCTCCGCAAGCCAATAGAACCCACGCATCTTTACCCAAATAAATGATTGTCCCAATTTGAATCGTGCTAGCTAGAATTACAACGCTTCCTTCTTCAAAACTATCCATTCTTTAATATTCCCTTTACAGATGAACTATCGTAGCGCTTGCCCTTAGTACGGTTGGAACAGGAATTGCACTTCCTGTAGTAGTGGGTGATCCCCAATTTGGAATAAAGAGTTATCTCTAAAAACCCTGTGCCGCACTCATTACAGCCCCATTCTTTCTTCAAAGCCTCTAGGTTTGAGTTGGGCTCTCCCAGTTCTTCATTAAGCTTTTGTTTTTCTTCATGATCGAAG